ACAGGATTTGTTAAACTACTAACTTCGCTTAACGTCAACACTATATTATTTACTTCGTCTTTGTTTATGTATATCACAACTATATTAAATTAGTTCGTCTTTTTGTTTAAAAAAAAAGCACCCCGAAGAGTGCTAATTTTGCTTGGAGAAAGCTTTTAATTACGGTGCAGTGATTACCGATTCAACCGTGCTTTCAGTAACCTCGTATGCTAAAAACTCATTCTCAGCAGTAAGAGTTACGGAATACTTAGAACCATCGGCTCTTGCAGTTCCCGAACCTTCAGCAGCTCCAGTTAATTGCATAAAAGGGAAGTACCAATACTTACCATTAGCATCCTGAACAATCACGTTAAGATACTGCTGTCCTGCTCCTAAAACTTTTATAGCTTGAGACTTAGATTGGTCTCTTCTATGGAACATTAAAGTAATGGTTTGAGTGTAATAAGAAGAACCATTAACTAAATCAATGGCTGCCTCTTCAGTATAAGAACCCGTGTTTCTACGGATTTCGAATTCAGTATAAATATCGGCAGGGTCTACCAAAGTAATTGAATCAATTGTCCAAGTTAATGTAGGATTCAATGTATATGAATCGATGTTATCTTGTTGATTAATCCATACCTTGTAAATCCCTCCAGAGTTGTTGTCGCACGACTTAACAATTCCTTCTAAAGCTTCACATGACATATTTTTATATTTTTTTTTAGTTATTTAAAATAGGGGGTTTTTACACCCCCGTTATTATTTATTTTGATTAGTCAAAACAAGCAGCCCAAACAGCTATTTGACTTGGGTTAGTATAGAAGAAACCTGCCTTAACGTTTGCACGTGTACGGATATATGGCTCAGCTACAGTATCAGTCAAATTAACCGCTTTCAATGCTTTAGAATCACCTTCAGCGTCAAATGCATAAACTAAATCGTCTTTCAAAGAAGCTACGATTGTGTTGTCAGGCATACCCTCACAAACTACAACTTTAATTCCTAAGTAAGTAGATTGCAATGGAGCAGAAACATAAGTCAAAGTGTTACCTGAAGCAGCAGCAAGTTCATAAGCAGCAGCAACATTAGAAGAAACACGGATTCTTAAATCAGCTTTCTTGAATCTAACTGATGCAGGAAGTCCATTAACTACTAAGTTCAAAGTATCAAGTACGTTTGTAGAGTCAATAGCACCACCATTAGTGTAAGCCAAGTTAGCTGAATCACCACAAAGTTTAACTAAGTAACCATCACACAAAGCCAAAAGCGGGTTTTCGCTTCCTGTGTCACCTTGCCATCTGATTAATTCGATATCCTCTTCGATTTGCTTAGCCATTTCACCCCAATAGTAATTCATGAAAGAAGCTACAGAGAAATCACCATTAGAACCTTGTGTCATTTGCAAAGCAACAAATGATTGCTCTAAGTCAAATTGACATATTTGAGCCATTGCCGAGAATGGACAAACTTCGATATCAATAGCGTCCAAAGTATCAGTTGGAGCTTCGAAGTTACAAGTTGAAGCTTTAAGGATTGAACCGAAAGCAACGTTAGCTAATTTTGTTTTTGATTTGATACCAGGCAAAGCTCGGTAAGTATCAGCAACATCAGCTGTTAAATAAGCTCTTGAATAGAACTCGTTAGGGTTAGGACAAAGCAACGCGTTGTTTTCAATGTCCAAATCAAATTTTAATTTTCTTTCCATTTGTGTTTGTATTTGTTTTTAGTTATTACTTAATTTATTTAATGCGCTGAACTTTTCAGCAATACTCATTTTAACTTCAGACTTTAATTCAATTTCGTCTTCAGCTCTTTCTGCTAACATCTCTTCCATCTGAGTTCTTAGGTCAGCGATAATCTTTAATAGGTTGTTAACTTGCTCTTCTAATACAGGAGCAACAATTGCCAAAACAGCTTCAGCATCCGTAGCTACGTCAACCGCCATTTTAACTTCTTCTTTAACCTCTTCTTTAACTTCTTCAAGTTCTTCGGGTGCTGGTTGCTCATCGATAGGCTCAGTTTCAGTTGTTACTTCTTCTTCTACCACCGTGTCTTCCATAGCCACTTCTTCTTTAGGTGCGTCCTTAATCTCGATAATCTCACCGCCTTTTACGACATAGATTTTACCTTCGATTAGGTGCTCCCCATCGGGTAATTTGTTCATATTATATTTATTTATTTGATTACTTAATTTAAGACCTAAAAACCCTTCAATAGAAAACCCAACTTGGTCTTCTTTTACTAACTCGGAATAATAATCTTTGTCGGTTACTTGTGCCGTAATCATTAAAGTGCCTTTAGGAACTTCAATACCAAACGTGCTAAATGCTTTATCTTCTTTTGGGTTATCTACAATCCACGATTCTAAAATATAGGCAGGAACTTGTTGTGATTGATCGTGTTCTAAATTAAAGATGTCGCGGTTTTTTAAGTCCTGCATAAACTTAGCGTGTATTTGTTCGATAGTTTCAGCAGTAAATTGAACATAATATTCGCCTGTTTCATCGTCGCGTCTGTAAATCTCCATTGGAATCATAGCGGGAGCAGTCACTCGATATTTTAAATCGTCTGCAAATAACATTTTAACTTCTTGACTAAACGCCATACCTTTAACCTTAATAGCAGGATTTGATGTAAACGCTATTTGTTCGATTCCTAAATCTTCGCCATCGGAATATTCAGGGTCAATCGTGATTTTGTAAATAGGTAAATCCTTTGTCATTCTCACTATATTAGATTTTGTTTATATTTGTTCAAAAATTATAATCATGATTGAAGTTTTAGGTAGGCAAATCGCCAACAAAATGAATGAGATTACCGTTGAAGAGTTTGAAAAGATTTCTGCTATTCACAATAATAAGGAACTGGATAACATCGAAAAACAAATTAAAGTTTTTGAAGTTGTAGGTATTGAAGAGGATGAATGGGATGACTTTAATTACTTTGTTGAAAAGACAAAAGAGTTTAACACGGATAACTACGAAGCTAAAGACGCAGTAACCCAGTTAGAAATTGACGGATTTACTTATAAAGCTGAAATGAAACTATCTGTAAAGGATACGAAGCTAATTGAGAAAATGATTGTTAAAGAAAATAAGCATTCGGTTTCCGATATCATGGCATTAATGTTTAAAAGAACCGACCTAAGTAATACAGAACACTACGACTCAGCGCATTTAAAATATAAATCAAAGCTGTTTAGAACGCAAGTTGCTGAAATTGCTATACCCTACCTTAATTTTGTAACTACAACAATCTCTAACCATGCTCAAAAACAAGCTGCCGAAAGCGTGGAATCAAATAACGATTGAAACATTTATTGAATTACGTAGTCTTTCACAAGAAGACGGAATGTTCAACTATCAAATTGATGTGCTTTGTACGTTGTTAGATTGTTATCCTGAAGATTTTGACGATATAAGCTTAGATGAACTTGAAGAGCTATTGTTAGAAGTTAAGTTTATACGCGACGAACCACATAAACACTACAAAAACACGATAGGAGATTACAAATTAAAGCCATTTAATAAAATTACCTTAGGCGAATTTATAAGTTTGGAATCTTATTTCTCAGATAACTACATTGAAAAGCTCCTTAATATCATTGCAATACTTTATAGGCGCGTTCGTGTTAATGAATGGGGTGATGAAATACTTGAACCTTACAATTATCATTCAGCCGATAGATTAGATTGGTTTTTAGACTTTCAAATTACAGATGTCTTTGGATTACTACCCGAATACATTAAATTTAGAGAAGGGATAATAGACCAATATAAAAACCTTATGACCGAATCCTATGAAGATGACTTTGAAACGGATTCCCAAATGGATGCCGAAGAGTTAAAAGAAGTTGAAGAGCAAAAGAAACATAAGAAATGGGCGTGGGAACAGCTTATTTGGATGTTGTGCCAAGAAGACTTAACAAAATTTAATGCAGTTTGTGAGCTTCCTTTAATCCTGGTGTTTAACTTTTTAGGAATGCGTAAAGAATTGAACGTTTAGTATTCCAATGCCGCCCAAAACTCACCGAATAACGGATTAAAGTCGTAGATTACATTTTGTTTTTTACGCAACATTCCAGCAACTTCAACAAGTGGATATTTACCCGTTAACCATTCAATATATTGCGCGTACATTTCTGAAATAATACCCTGCATTTCTAATTGTTTATTGAATGACCGCACTAAATTGTAAGGTTCAATGCTTATTGTACCATTATTTAAAAATCCAAAGTAATAAGCTGCCAAAATTTCAATTCTTAAACTGCCCTCGGTCGTGAATTTAGCATTAATACGGATAGATTCGTAAAGCGTTCCTGTGTCGATTAAAGCGTCCTGTTTAATTACTTGCTTTAAAACCTTTGCCGCTTTATTTCTTATTTTGTACTTAAGCTTAAATTCTTTATCAGGCATATTCTATATTATTTTAATTCGCCTTTTTGTTTAAAATTAATCTATGCAATTTGATGTTATAAGGTTTTCAACTGCATCGCCAAAATTATAAATCCAGTCACTAAAGAAAGGGCAACCATCGTTAAATGTTTGCGAGTAATTACCATAAAACAAACTTTCACCTGTTAAATCTATAAACCAATCATCGTTATCTGTAGTAATGTCTATTGTTATCAAATCAATTACTAAATTAAAATGATTATCTTCTATTTTAGGAACATTATAATCGTAATCAATACCATCATAAGTAAATTGAACGCGAACACAATCATCGCAGTTTATTACTGGAGTATCTACTTGCAACGGAACTTGACAATCCGTATAGTTATTAATTGAACACGTTACGGTCATTAACCATCCTGCAGCATAATCTAACAAGTCATTGTTTAAAGGTGTCATAGTTGGCACTCCTACAATGTCGAAAGAGTAATCATCCGAGTTTAAAAACCAATTGTAAAGGTCGTTTAAAATCAAATGGCAATCACTTAGAATTACATTAATATTTGCTCGGTCTTTTTGTATAATGTCAAAGCAATAGATTTCTAAATTGATTTCAGTAGTAAATCCCATTTCACTTGGCGCAGCATCTATTGGAGAAATATAAACCAAAGGATATTTTTCGTCTTTAGTAGCGAAGTTTTCTAACTGCTCCCGAAAGTCAGAACCAACTTTTTTAACTTGTAAATGACTATCGTAAAAATCAATTATCTTATTTATTAAACTTTGGTAGCTTATCATAGCGTTGCGTTTTCGTTTATTTTAGTTATCTTATTTTGAGTGCTCGTTATTTCGGTTTCACTTACTACAGCATTAACCGTGATTTCGTTTGTTTGTGTTTGTGGCGCACCTACGTTATTTAAATCATTACCTTGACCAAATAGATTAAAGGCTGGAGCAGCAGAACCTGTCGTAGAAGATGACGAAGCAGCAGGAACACCACCACCAGCAGCACCACCACCGCCTGTTGAATTAAATTGTGTTGAAGCTATTTTACCAATATTTACAGCTGAAGTTGCAACAGCAGCAGCAAGTGAAGCAATACCAGCAGGGTTGGGTACAGGACCAAGCGCTAATGGAGCAGCAGCAAGTGAAGCTGTTACAGCCTTAGCACCGTCTATTATTGCCCCGCCTAATTGCATTGCCTTGTTAAACTTAAATTGTTTTTTAGCTAACTCTTCCTCTTCTTTACTTCCTTTTTTAACCTTTGCCATTTTAGCAGCAAAAGCAATATCACCAAGAGTTTGAATAGATTTTATTGTTATATCCGCTCTTTCAATTTCTTCGTTTGCTGTTTTTAACGCTTCTTCTCTTTTTCTCTTTTCCTCTTCTTCTTTAGTTTTTATTCTTTCGTCAGATGCTGCTTTGTCAATAGCGTTTAAATCCGCTTGGTATTGTGCTGTAAGAGCTTCAATTAAGATTTGGTTTTCACCTGCTGCCGCTACTTCAGCATCAAACTGAATAGCTCTTTTATCTTTAGCTAATTGTGTTAGTTGATCCGCTGTTTTGGCTTGTAATTCCTGTAATTGTAACGCTTGTTTTTCTTCTAAAGCGTATTTATCCATTAAGCCTTTGTTGTATTCGTCAAGTGATTTTTGGTTCTTTTCCTTTTCAGCATCTATTTGCACTTGTTCTTGTTTGGATAATTCAGCTTCAAGCTCTTGTTGATAAAGTTTTTGAATGCGTATCTTTTCGTCCTTAGTATAGTTTTCGTTTTTTTGTACGTCTTGAATTAATCGAGCGTATTTCTCTTGTGTTGCTACTATTTCCCTATCCGCATCACTTGCTATTAATGATATTTCTAAGTCTTTTATTAATCGCGCAGCAGCTAATCTGTTTTCAGCAAATTTACGTTCGTCTTCGGCTCGTTTTTTAGCAGCATCAATAGCAGCTTTACGACGTGCTTCGGCATTCTTTTTATCCTCTTCTAATTCTTTTGCTGCTTGTTCACGTTTATCTACGACATCCTGTGCTACTAATAAATTTCTTTCTCTGCGTTGGTCTTTGATTAAATTGTTTTCTTCTTTAATTTGAGTCTTTAACTTTTTAATGGTTTCCGCGTTCGCGTCGTCTCCAAGTTTTTGTTGAGCTGCTAAAGCTTTTTGCGCTGAGCTTAATCGCGTTTGTGCTTCGCTACCTATCGCTTTGCTTTTTGCTAACTCCAAATCTAAAGTTTCTTTACCATAGATTTTAGCCATTTTAATTTCATAGTCAAAACCTCCAACAATTGTTTCTTGGCGTTCCTTAGAACTTTCCATTATTTTATCGTTGGCTTCAATCATTTTTGCAGCGTTTTCTTCGGCTGCATAGCTTGTTAATCCTAACCAATCCGTTAACTCTTTAAATCCTGCTATAAGGTCGTTTATAGGTTTCATTAAAACGTCAATGACTTTTTTAAGAATACCCATTTTATTAAGCAAAATAAGTATCGCAGCAACAATTGCAACGATAACCGCAACTAATAAAAATATAGGGTTAGCCAAAAGCGATACACCGAAAGCAATAAATTGTTTCATTACTACGCCAACTGCAGAACCTAAAGACATTAATACAGAACCAAAGCCTTTGAATTGAGCGGCAAACTCCGCAGGATTAATTCCTTTTAAAGTCGTAGTTAAAAGTTTAGCTTTATCCGCAGCTTCTTGAAAATCCAAAGACATTATCGAATCTTTAATTGAACCTATGTTATTACTAACTTGTTCGAACTTTGAACCAGAAGCAAATATTGCCACCTGTTCGTTTGCATCCGCTAATTGGTCTTTTAGTTCACCCGCTCGTTGCGATAACTTTGCAATAGCTTCCGAATCCGTAGCATTTG